GAACGATGTTGCATAAACGTTTAATGTTTCAAGGTTAATGTTACTTCCGATATTTGCCGTCCCACTCGTCGCAGCAAGTACCGTCGTACCCGTGACATAAGCATTCCCCGATACTTGTAGTTTGTAATCCCCCGCGTCGGTTGTGGTGTTGACAAGCACTTCGCCATACAATGACAAAGGCACATAATCGGAAGCCCCTCCGGCCGTTATCCATCCATAGTTCCCGCTTGAAGAATACCCAACGGTTGTCGCATTGGTTATCCATGATGCGGGTGTTAAATTTCCGTTTGCAATCAATCGAGTTGAAGAACGTACATCCCCTATTACATCTAATTTGTACGAAGGTATCGTAGTGCCTATTCCAACACTTCCACTTGTACCCGCAAATACTGCTCCCCCGCTTGACAATATTGCCCCGTTTACTTGTAGTTTGTAATCCCCCGCGTCGGTTGTGGTGTTGAGGAGTAGTTCGGAGCCAGTGTTTAACCTCATCGATTCTGTCCCGTTGGGCGCAAAGATTAATCTTTGACCACCTCCGTCAAGTCGCAACATTGTCGTTAAACTTGTCGTACTTGTTTGAGGACTCCCTAAATTTTGTTGCACCCTGAAAAGCATTTCACCCGCCCAATTACCCGCAATATTTTGACGCTGCCCAATAGTTGCAGCATTTATATTTGTTGTTCTATCCCAATATTCAACCGCTACGGCTGCGTTAGTTGTTCCGGCATCACCGTTTCGCAATCGAACCAATGAAACATAATCGCTTGTTAAATTACCTTGCACATCAAGTTTTGCGGATGGTGTGGTAGTTACTCCTATGCCAACATTTCCGCTCGTTGCTGCGAATATTGCGCCCGTTGTATTATGAATACCCCCCGCCACCTGCAGCATATAATCACCCGCATCGGTGGTTCTATTTATTTTTACCTCCCCATCATCATAAACCAAACTATTCCCAATTGTTGACGTTCCCGTGAATTTCGGCACATAGTTAGTTGTTCCCGTTCCCGTTACGGGATTGGTTAGTATGTTCTGCTTAACCAATGCCAATGAATCTACGACCTTGCCCACCCGCAAACGTGATGCGACGATTGCAGAGTCAACGATAATCGTTCCCGTCGTGGTTATTGTGCCACCGGATAAGCCGTACCCCGTTGCGACTGATGTAACCGTTCCGCTTCCCTTTGTTGCGATGATTGCACCTAAAGAATCGTCACCCTTCTGCCTCCAATCTCTTGTCGAAATTTCGGTAGTGTCAATGAATTGAGTTATTGAAGCCGTTCCCGCTAAATTGCCATCCGTGTCAGCGGTGACCAGTCTTGTAGATGCCGATGCAAGGTTGTTGACTCTAAATTGTCCGGCACTTGTAAACCGTCCACGTGTTGCGTTATTGTTGCGGAAAATTAAATCACCCGCCGGATTATTTGATATCGTTAAATCCGTTCCGTTCGAAAGTATGTACGATTTTTCAGCATCCCCAACCTTCAAGATATACGCTGCATTTTCACTCCCATTCACATCCATCGTCCCATACTCCGCAGCACTTACCGAAGGTGTTGTGGTATTGAACATTAAATGATTCCCCGATTGGTAAACTTTTGAGTTTATAACGGAACGTGTGGCATCGAAAATAGGGAGATAGTTTGCATTTCCTGAACCACGGAGATAGGGAGTAAGCATCGAAGATGTGTCCGCGATGTTTACTTTCAGGTTGATGCGGTTGGAAAGCCATACCGTGTCCGATTCTTTCAGGTAAGGTGAAAGCATCGCGGTCGTGTCTGCATCGCGGAGGTAGGGCAACAACATTGCAGCCGTGTCGATATGAACGCCCAATCTGCGCCATTGTGAACCCGTCCAATAATAGACGGATGAATCGGAGATTTGATAACGTACCGCGCCGGAATCAGTCGGCAACTTTTGACGCTTCGGAAGGTAAAAAATAGAATCCGTCCGAAAGTTTCCACGGGATACGACGGTCGTCGTCGGTGCGCCGATGGTCTGGATCGTTTGCGATTGAGCGGTCGCGAACAATGCCGCGATAATGAAAAGTAATCGTTTCATATTTTGATGACTAATGCTTGTATTTTTTCGCCCAATGCAAGGGCGGTTGAAAATGTGATCGTGTCGCCGGATTGCGTGTGATACGATGAGCCATCGCCGGGATCCTCCCAATCGGATAAAATGGAGTTGCGATATAGCCATACAGTTGCATCCTCGAAATCCGCATCCGTCCATGTCGTGTCACCGTCACCCGGGAAACCAACGTCGCCAACGATGAACCGCTTTTTTACGGTGCCGATATTCGCCGAGATGAACGCGATGATGTCGGATATATTCGCCTTATAGGAATACCCCGTCAATGGATCACCGACGATCATGAGATCCGTCAGTTCCGGCGTCCGTTCATCGAGTTGGTTAATACGTTTTGTTAGCATCCCTTAAAATATAAAATCGGACGGAACTTGGCAACGATCGGCGGCATACGGAATATCGATCAATACGCGAGCGGTAACTCCGGCGAGTAGATCGGGCGTGGTATCGGTTATGAAAGTGATGTCGCTCGAATTACCGACGGTGAACTCGAATCCCGGATACCTTAATTGTGCGATGATGTCTTGCGCCACCGATAACATTTGCGATTGAATCTCGCGCTCGTTCTCCAGATCCGCAACCAATCGATCAATGAAGAACATTTGAAAGGGTATCGACATTGATCCGATGGAAAGTGATCCGGTAGTCGCGTCGAACGTGAACAAAGGATACTTAACGTCGCCGATCGCGAGTCGATCCATTACCGCGCCGTTGAATGTCGTTTGAATCATTTCGTGCGCTTCGCCCAATCGTTGTATCGTGTCGATCACTTGCTTTAGTGTCATCGCTTTCAATTTTACGCAAGTACGCCCGGAGGCGTTCTTGATTCTTTACGGAATATGTTTTGTTGCCTTTCATCAATCGCAGCAATTCGGGGAATCCCCTTGGTACTTTTGTTCGTAGGTTTTCGGGCAATGTTTGTCGTGACCTAAATAAACGGTCGATGCGTAAACTTGCCGCTCCGGTTGAATGATATCGACCCCCGTTCCCGGGTTGATGTACTCCTGAAAATATACCCCTTTGGACGCGGTTTCCTTGACGTACAATATCATCCGGTTGGCGTAAAATTCCGCACGTGCTTTGTATCGGTTCGCTACCTCAATCAACTCTTGAACGTTCGGTTCCGTCTGGTCGGTTCCGGTTTTCCGGATCACCCCTTTGTTGTAAAATTGGAACGACATTCCCATCGGGAGTTCGGCCAATGTGTAATAAACGAGCGCGGGGGTGATGTACGTGTCGAGTAAGTCTTGCTCCTTGTCGGTGAGGTTGTTATTCTCGATGCCGTCTTGTAGTCGAGTGTAAAGACCCGTTCCGAGCGCCGGATGGATGAACATATCTTGCGCCGTCATAATCTCCGGATTGACAAGTTTTTCGTCGACATTGGCGTGCAATCCGGTGCGCTCCTTAATCGTGGCCGGGGATATGAAAAGTATTTTCCTCATGTCATTTCTTTTTGCGGATTACAACATTTGACCTCCATTCATGCCGACATGACGGCGACGCGGGTTTCCCGACACCTTGTCCCCACCATCCGCCGCCGCGATCGAACACGGAGTACCCGAGGCGTTGGGAAAGCGTTTCAATTTCGCGGCGTGTCCAGTATCGATCGAGATCCATCAGTTTCACGCAGAACGGACGCGATGGATGTTCTTCGGTGTTTCTTTGCGTTGTCGGAACCTCCGGCTTCCATTCATACGAATACCGGATTTCGAACCGCGTCCGCGATGGCTCGTCGACAATCTCACTCACCGGGCGCGTGGGACGCAATCCTCCACCCCTTCCGGTCGCTAAAACTTCCATGTCGACCATTTTCTTTATTCGCGCCTCAACGTCCGTGATCGGCCTCCGGATCGCTTTGGCGATGTCCGCCGGAGGTGTCAAAGGTTGACGTTGGAGGATCTCGAGGATCTTAACGTCGTCGGCTTCGGTTATGTCCGCGAATTTCAACGGCGAAGATTGAACGATGTCGAAATTTTCGCGGTGTTCGCCATATTCGCGAAATGCCGCGATCGTGTCATCGAGCGACAAATATTCGTCGAATTGTTCCTCCGCCCCGATCATCGTGTTCACTTCCTCATCGCTCAATCCGTACCCGCTGCGCAGCATCATGGACGCTTGTTCGCGTGTGATCTTGCCCTTTGAAAACTCTCGTACTATCCGCGTCATTTGCTGCCATTGGCGACCACTCATCGACCGAAGGTTATCATTCACCGCGTCAGAACTTTGAGCGGCGGGAAGGGCGGTTTCCGTGGGCGTGGGAGTGGTTATGTACTTACTTTCATCGATACCCGCTTTTTCCAATATCCATTCACGCGGAGCGACGGAGGTAATCGCCGCCTCCGACAACTCCAATGCGATTGGTTCGACGGGGATTATTTCCAATTCCGAGGAGGATCCGGAATACGACAATAGCCGGGTGAACACCCCTTCGAGGTATTGCTGCTTGTCGTTGACGTATGTATTTTTGAATATTTCATAGGCATCCCGCATCTGCGAACGTGTTCCGAGTTGGCCGGGTTCCTGAATGCCGAAAAGCGTTGGCGTTGTGATTTGATGCCCGGCGAAAATGTTTTGCTGAATGATCGTATCAACCCGCCCGAAATCCTCTTTCGTAAGATCCGACGCTCCCAGATCCTCGATGATCGGTTTTTGCCCCGCGTTGTCGACGAACGAGATCATGAATTTTTTCCCGTCGGATCCGCCGAACGTATCCCGGAATCGACGATCAAGGTTGCGCTGCTCTTCGACCGGAGGCGTTCCGTTCGGGAGCGTGATCAACTTCGAGGCGTTGAATCCGGTTTGCGCGTTGCCGAGTACGTGTTTAGAAACCTCGATGTCGGATTCGATGTAGTTCAGTGCTCCCAAATATCCGGGCAAGGCGTAAGCGTCCAACCCCGGGCGGTACTCTTTTATGTAAAGGATTTGCCTTCCTTCCGGTTGTTTAGGATTGAAAGCGGGAATTGTGTCGATCTTGCCGCGACGATCGCGCCATCCGTCGGCCTTGTACCAAAATGAGGTGTTATCCGTTGAGGTACGAACCTTCGTGTAATCAATGTGCGACATTGACGCGATGGATCCGCCGACAACCGACCACACGATGTCCAGATATGCACCTCCGAAAATCTCGATGTCGAGAGATATTTTCCGCGTAAGTTCTGCGAGTGATTCGTAGGCGTTCGGTTGATCGATAAACCTTTGCGCGGCGGCGTCGTCTGGGTTGTCGGATTTCCACCCGTTCCCGGTTATGTAGTTCACCTTGCCCTTTACAATCGCGTTATGCTTCGCGCTCTTATTGAAAAGATCGAGCAAATAATCCGGATAATCGTTCAACTCCCCGAACTCGATGTATCCTTGCCCTTTGCGTTCGCGGTACTCCGGTTGACGCGCTTCGGCGAACCTTAACACCGCGATGTTATTTAAATATTGTTCCGTCATCGTGTTATGAATGTGTTGTCCGTGTTGTAATGCGTGACTTCATAGGTATCTCCGTCCGCTTCGATAAGCGACGCTACCCCGAAGGCAAGCAGATTCGCGGCGGCGGTGTAATCGGTATTGGATGTGGAGGCTTGTTCGTAAACGTAGAAATAATATTCCCCGATCATTCCGCAAAAAAGTTGATCGACATCGAATGAGAATTTACGGTACCGATCCGGATACGCGGATGTATCGTCGGAGGATGTTTTCACGAACGTGATTTCCTCATTCGTCGTCCGTTGAACGAATCGAAAAAGATAGTTCGGCGATGTCAATGTCTCCGCGTCCTTTAACGGGATCAACACATTGACGACGGTACCCAATTTTAGATAGATCATGAACATAATTAGCGGAACCCCGAAAGATTGGACATAAAAAAGCCGAGGTAGAAACCCCGGCCTTTCAAACCCATTATCCCAAAATATATCACTATGAAACCAATCCCGAAATGATGCCACTCGACACCGTCGGAGCGAGTTCCTTTTCACCTCCGGTGAATGTCAACTGGTACCCGTTCCGGTCGGCTTGCGCCAATCCGCTCGATGCGGTTCCGGTCGTGATGTCCAGACCGTTGTACCTTCCGAGTAGCCAATATACACCATTCTGATCTTCGACGACCGCCATCAACGTATTCTTTGCGAGCAACAAAATTTCGTTCCTCATGGAGGTGTTCATCTTGTTGATCGTGATTAGCAATTCTTGATTGAATACGACGGTTCCGTTCTCAATGGTGGACGCGATGTTTTCCGTGTAGGACGAGGTGTTGCGGACGAGTTGGTACTTGTAGAATACCTTCCCGCTTGCCTTCGTGATTGCGGTAATGTTTCCGCTTGATTCGGTTACGGCGGTTACATCGTTGTACCCGATGAACCAAACATTTTTAATGCCTCCGATATTGTCTTTACAATCGAAGGTGTATCCTTGTGTTAATGCGCACGGCATGATATGTAATTTTTTAAGGTGATAAAATGAGGGCGGATATTTCACCGCCCTTTAATTTGTTTACACCTCGAATTTCACGATCTCGGAAGGGAACGCAACTTGCACACCCATTTTGAACTCGACAACGAACCGAACTTGGTCGGCTTCGCGTGCGAAGAACAACTCCCAACGGTTTTGATCCTCATCGAGCAGATCGGTGCCGATGTACATATTCGACAACCTCATGGCATAAATGCCATTTTTGCCGTTCAATCCGGGGGTTCCGATTACGCGGATGTCGGTGCCGGGGAGGAAAAATTCACCATTCGGGCGTGCTTCGGTTTGGTAATGGAAAAGGTTGGCGTTCTTGATTTTTACGGTGAGCGTACGGAATACGTCCATGCCGCAGAAAATCACAACGTCGTCCTTGTCGATTACTTGCGCCGGAATTGCTTTGTAGATTGAATCGAAGATCGCAACCACATTTGAATCGGTGATCGACGTTTCAACGCTTCCGTGGAATGCAACGGAGTTCGCGTTAACGACGGCGGTAGTTGCGTCCTTGATGATCTCGCAAAATCCATCGAAACGCGAAAGGTTGGCGTCGACGCTCGTCGTGTCACCTTGCCACAATGCTTTTTCGAGTTGGCTCGCGATTTTCTCGGCTTTGCGAGTTGTGTAATCGGTAGCGAAGGCGATGGTGTCGTAGCGACTTCCGGCGGGGAGTGCCTTTTGCGTGTAGTACGCTTCCAGATCTTTCGGGCAAAGTGATTCGTTCACTTTGATCTTGCCGACGGTTACTTGACGCTGCGTGATTGAGGTCGTGCCGGATGTTGTGAATCCGCATGATCCACCCGCTTGGAAAATCGCGTCGGTGTCCATGATATTGATCGTTTCGGCAGACTTCACATTTGCCATGATCGTGCCGCCTGACTGGATCAATCCGGCAGTTTTCGGGCCGAGTACGGAGGCGGCGACGAGCAGTTGTTCGTTTTGCTCAACGTAGGCGGTTAATGAACCTAAAGAAAATCCCATGTTATTGTTTTTTTACTTGTTTGTGTTATTGTTTACTTTCTTTCTTTCAGTTGATCGAAGATTGACGCGACGCGCTTCATCTTTTCCTCTTTTGTTGAGGTTGTAGCGGCGAAGGTGTTGCGCGGCTCTTGGAGCGGAGCGGCGGCGGGCATCTCAACGAGTGCGGACACAACGTCGGCCAATCCACGGAGTTTCACGTTCATGGATTCGAGTTCGGCGCGGAGTGCGTCGTTCTCGGCTTTGAGCGTGTCGCGGAGTGATGCGGCGGCGGCTTCCACTTCGGCGAACTTTGCGACCATATCCTCCGGCATCTCGACGGGAGCGGCGGGCATTGCCACGGATGTGATCACGCCATTTTCGGCCACGGTAATCGTCGTACCGTCGGCGAGTTTATGATCTCCGGCGGGAGCGGGAACGGATGATCCGTCATCCTTCACGACGGCGACCATTCCACCGACTTCGAGTTCGGATACCATTACTCTCGTGCCGTCTTCCAGAACATACTCTTTCGCTTCCATCTTCATTGGAGCGGGTTCCGGATCGGGTGTCATTGCCGCGTCGGCGAACAATTCCCGGATTTTATCTAATGCTTCTTTTGCGTTCATCTTACTTTTATTTAGGATGATTTGTGATGTGTACCATTTAGGAAGGATGCTCAATCGTTCAATGGCTTTTTTTCGGATGCGAGAAATTCGCCGTTTCCGTTCGTGAAAAGGTTTTTCGCGATATACGCTCCGAGTGCCGTCAATGCGGCCATGCCGATCGATTTCCAATCTTCACCGTTCGGGAAATGTCCGGCGTTGAGGATCGTTGAAACCATACCCAGAACGGTCGCGAGTGCGGCGACGATTGCGCCTTTTGCGAGGTCGGCCAGATTGATTGTGAAAAGTTTACTCATTGTATTTTGTTTTATTGTGTGACGGTTGCGGCGGCTCTTGTTGCACGGATAGCGCGACGGCGGGCGGCTTCTTGTAGGTTGAGATGCTTCATAGCATAGTTGGTCGCCGTGCGGTTGTGGAATGGCTTCGCGACCCATTCGCGGTAATCGGCTCCGGCGATGGTGATATTCCCGTCTGCCACGATTGCTCCGGTTGAATCCGACAACTTGTAATAAATCGTCGCGGAGGATTCGCAGTTGTCGAAGGCGATGACGACATCGATATCGTTCGCGTCGTATTGTACACCATCGCGCCAAATTTTGACCTCCTTAATTGGTCGCTTGTTGGGGCGGATAGAATCGACCGCCGTGGAATCTTGCGCGTATCCGGTGACGGAAAATAGCGCGATGAATAGGATCAGTAAATACTTCATATTTGCGTTACGGTTAAGATGACGGAAGGAATCGCTGGGCGTGTGGGGTTGCTTTGTGTCGCGAATGCCTCAAGGTATAATTGAGTGTCGGCCGAATGCCAACACAATTCGAAATAATCCCCGGCGGACGCTGCTTCAAGGAAATTCCACGACGCAATCGATCGGCCATCGTTCCCGACGACCACGACCTCGGTGTTGGAATTGGCGACGTTTTGCCCGTTTTTTTGCAGCCAGATGTCTATCCGATCCGACCCGGAATCATCCTTGAATATTTGCGCCGAAAATTGAATGTTATACACTCCGGCATTAGCCATCGTGATGCGGGAATTGGAAACGATGGATACTCCGTACGATAAGTTGGTGACGTTGTACGTCATTTTATTTGTTGATGTTGCCCCGGCGTTCAACTGATCGACCGTTGACACGAACGCGCCATAATATCGTTGGTAATTCGCGTCTTGCGTGAACGTGTTGATCTCGACGATCTCTTCCGTGACATTTATTTCGTAACTCATGCGGGTTCGGTGACCTCCTCGACCACTTCAAATTTGCCTCCGATGTAAGTTTTATAGATCCCGGCATTCACGACGAGCATATCCCACACATAATCCCCGGCGGCAATATTTACGCGCTTGGATACCGTGACCTCGTTCGATGATGCACCCCCTACGGTTATCCCATCCGCTTCCGTGATCGTTACCTCCGCCGTCGTGGATGTCGCCTTGCGCCGGATCTGGATTCGCACTTCCGCCGCCGATAAATTTACCGGAACGGAATCCTTGAAGATCGTGAACGACGTTTCCCACGTGTTCCCCTTCGTAAGTTTTATGTTGTAGGTCGCCGGAAGAAAATTGCCCGCCATGTCGTTAATTAGTGGTTTGCGTAAATTGTTACCCGATGGATTGGAGGATGTCGATGATCCGCGCCATTATTTCCTCGTCATTGGTATGATCCGCCCGTTCGTATTGGAAGATTCCCTCGACGGAAAATCCTTTGACCTCCCCGGCTTCGACCTTTGCCCAACCCTCATCGTCGGTGATCTTCATCGAGCCGAACCACGTTCCGTCCGGGAGATCTTCGTATCCTTTCATCCCGCCGATCCCGCGTTCGCTATCCTTTACCCATGATTCGAACAATACCGCATCGACCCGTTGATCCTTGTCATGTTGGAGGTTGACGTTCCTTTGGTATCCTTGCTTGGCGAACCGGATGGCGATTTGTTTAATCGTCTCCGGCGAAAACTTTATGAAATATTCCCCCTGTTGATCGCGGCGGAGGATCAATTTATCTGGGATCATCAACGCTCCGGACACGATCCTTTGCGCGGAATCTTGGATCGCCAACTTCACCTCGGACGCTTGGCGTAGAACATTTCGCGACCAACGCAATCCGGATTTTCCGCCCCATGCGTCGTACATGAGTTTTCCGCATCCGTCCGAATATCCTTTCGATGATTCCAGATCCTTTTCGTGGCGTGACAAAAAGGAGTACATCCGGCGAACGGTGTCGAGCGATACCGCCCCGGACGGATCCGCGAGTTGCGATGCGCGACGTTTCCCGACCGGAGTACCGCAAGATCCCCAACCATTTTTGTCCGCCCATTCGACCGCATTCCGGGCGTTGGCGCGTACGTCGTCGGGGATGTCCTTTATGCTTTCCTCGAAATCCTCACCCATGCCGTCACGATTACGCCATTTCGTGTAACATATCGCCGCCGCTTGATCTTGTTCGTACCCTTCGCCAATCATTGCCGGGATGCAGCGTCCTATAAATTCCTCTTGCGTTTCGGATTCCCCGGGTTCGACGAATTGATCCGCGAACGCTTGGAAATTCCGTTGTATCGCCGGACGGTCGACAAGTGCGATGTAGTCGACCTCGAAATTCCCTTCGTCGGCTTCGGATATGGTGAGTTCGTAAATTGGTAGTTCCTCTTGCATGATTGCCATTTTTGATAATTAGAAATCCTATCCCAACCTTGCCGCGCGGTTCAATCGCGATACCCGCTCTTGCGACGATGTTATGTCGGATTCGACAACGTATGCCCGTGTCGATGCGGTGTTGATGCCCCGGAGTGATTGTTGCCCCAATTCAAATACTTGCGCCGACGGGCGTTGCGGTTGTAGCGGTGCCGCTCCTGAAACGGCGGGTGCGCTGAATGATCCACCTCCGAATGACGGCGCAGATCCTCCGCCTCCGGATGAGTTCGGAACCCGAACCGATGCGATTTGCCGGACGCGAGCGATACCCGCGACGAGCGAAGATGCCGCGATGATGTACGGATATGCCGGATTCGCAATCGTTACCGGATTCGCGGACGCCGCCCTGAATTGGCTTGCGGTTGCGGTGTAGGTATCAATCGTCGCCGCTGCGATTGCCAATGCTTTCCCGGCTGCGGTATTTTGCCCGACTAAATTGGCGAGGTTGTTTAATCCTTGCGCGACCGCATCGAGCGTCGCAAGTTGTGCCGCCTTTTTATCTTCTTCGATCTTGATTTCAGCCGTCGCAATCTCTTTTTTGCGCTTCACGTATGCCTCATAATCGATTATTCCTTTCGCGAGGTATTGCGTGTTTAGTTTGTCCGCTTGCCTCAATGCTTCCTCCCGTGCTTCAAGATCGGTTTGCGGATCCAACCCAACCTCTTGCAATGCCTCGAGCGACAACAATTTTCGTTCGATTTCTTTTTCCGTTGCCTCTTGCGCCAACTGATCGCGCAATTCTTGTTCCGCCGCTGCATTGGCTGCGATCCGTGCCGCTTCGTCGTCGAATGCCTTTTGATTGATCGCCTGAATTTCCGTGTCGGCTTTTTTCCGCGCCTCGATGATGATTTGCGTTTTCAGATCCTCCGACAACTTTGTGGCGTTCACACGATCTTCGGTCGCCTTTAAGTCGAGTTCTATTTCCTTTATCCGTCGCTGATCCTCGTCCTCTATTGCCGCGAGTAAATTATCCCGGCGTAATGCCGCGAGTTCCGTTTCTCCTTGTTGCTCGATTTGCAACCGTTGATCCGCCGCGGCCTTCGCTCGATCCGATGCCGCCTTTTGACGATCCGATTCCTTTTTCGCCGCATCTTCCGCAACCTTATCCGCCGCCGCTTGTCGATCCTTTTCAGCCGCTGCGATGTCGCGATTCGCGCGTTCCCGAGATTCTTTGATGAACTTGTCGCGATCTTGTACGGATAGGCTTTCGTCCTTTGTGAGTTCCTCAAACGATTTGCGGTACCGCAGATTCGCTTCGATCTTCCGTTTGGTGTAATCGTCGTACTTGTCGCCGTTTACGTCCAATTCGCGCTCCGTTGCCCTTATTGCGGCGGCGTTGGCTTTTAATACGCGCTCCGTCTGGCGTTGTGCCTCGGAGGATATGCCGATAAAATCCGTGATTCGGTTATACACCCGACCGATGGCATCCGCCGCCGATGACAATCCCGGAATAAAATCGAGTACCGCTTTTTTAACCTTGTCGAAATTCTGGACAAGCGCGATCAATCCAATGGCAAGCGCACCGATACCCGTGGCGACAATGGCACCGCGCAATATTTTGAACCCGGTCGAGGTTGTAACGGTAGCGATGCCCAACGCCTTTTGAGTTGCCGCGGTTGCGAGATTCGCGGCGGCAAGTCCTTTCTGAAATACCGACGTTTGCTGAATGACGGCGTTCAACCGTTGAAAATCCTTTGCGGAATCCGTGATCCTTGATAATCCTTCCGACAATGCCAACGCGGATTGAACTTTCAGGAGTTGTTTTTGCAAGTCCTCGGATTCCACGCCAACCAACCCGAGCGCACCCTGAACCGCTGCGAACCCTCCGGCCACGGCGTTCAATGCGCCGGAGAACGCCGCGAACTTTGCTCCCGGATCGAATAGTTTCGCCGTCTCCGCTGCTTCGGATACACGATCGCGGAGTTCCGCCACACGCTTTGCCGCCGTGATCGCCTCTTGCGAATATTCCCCGAATTGCGATTGCGCCTCTTGTAATGCGATTGTCGCCTCACGGATTTCTTTCCGGACATTTCCAACGGATTTCGTGACTTGCGAACCGTCGACCTCTATTTTTATACCTACTTTTTCCTCCGCCATCTTATTCGTATGAAAGTTCCATGACCTTTAATAATTCCACTTTGGTCGATTCGCCGCTCAACGGGTTAAAATCGATGATTCGGTTCAATCGCCACAACGCGCCGTCGATGTATATCAAGCGGGCGAAATCCAATCCGTAAATGTCCATCTCGTTCAACCTGAAAAACGCGGACATCAACTTTGAGTCCTTGTCCGTGATTTCCGCGACATAATCAAACCAAAATCCGGTGAACAAATTAGCCGACGGATACTGATTCGTCAGGTTGAAATAAATTTCCTCCGGTGTACCGAAATTAATGTCCGATTGTGGCGTATCCGGATCGTCGAGGTGTCCGGCGTATCCGTATGTCGTGAGCGATTGCTTCACCGTTCCGCCGTCCTTAACGTCGTATGATGTTACCCCGGTTTTTTTCTTGATCTGGAGGATCCGGATATTATGCTCCGTTTTGTCCTCCGTCGTGCCGGATAATTTCCACACCGTCGAAACCTTTTTATCCTCCCCGGTATAGCCAACCAATGCGGACGCCGAGAATATCAGTTCCGCCGTTTGTTTTTCCTTTGCGAACTCATATCCGGAATCCTCGAGGTAATCCCCGTATCCCTGACCGAATTTCTTCAAATATTGTTCGTTGTAATAATCCGCGTCGGGCTTGTACTTGTACTCGAAATATCGACCATTGAGTTCCGACATTGGTTTCAGGCGGATCGGCTTGGATCGATCAAGACGGTACGTCCAATCGCGCGATGTCGTCGATCCGTCCTCCAACAATAGGGCGTTTGTTTGATCGACCATGAAAATCGTCGTGAAATCATCCGTCGCCAATACCGTGAGCGCATCTTCGTAGTAATCCCGATACGGTTGGATAATGAGATGCTTTTCTCGCGAGGTCGATTCCGTCACGTATAGGTTGAACATTTTCACGACCGACGAAAAGAAATCGCGTTGAAACACGCCGCGCGGTATCGTGTCATTGATCGCGATTTCATCGCCGTATCCCAATGTTACATAGGTCGGTGTCGCGGATATCAGCGTCAGCGTACCCTCCGTTATTTGAATGCCCAACCCCCGAATGTCGGTGTCGATGTAAACGGATAATGTGTCGTTCTGGTTAAATGTCACCCCACCGATCGAGGCATTCACCGACACAACGTCGTTTAGGTTGGCCGAGTTGATATGCGTATAAATCGACGTTCCGTTTTTCCGGATCTCGATTTCGAGTGACGTCCCGGCCTCCAGAACCTCCCCCATCAATACGACATCGAGCGTTCCGGTAAACGGCGTGGCGGAGTTGTACGTGAATATGGTATCCGGCGCGTTCAATGTGAAATCTCCGAGCGACCCCGGTTCCCATGAAATGTTGCCGACGTTGGTGTAGGTTTCAGCATCCGCCACGACCGATAACCCCGTCGAGGTGAACCGCTTCAATACCTTTTGATTGTTCGGCACGACAAGGCGGTGGAATAGTTGCGTATCGAAGAAATCCGATTCGTAGGTGTACCCGGATCCGGCGATGATCTTCCGGAGGTACTCTTTAACGTACAATGCCGGACGATATGCCCGGAAATCCCAATCCTTTTTATTGGTGGATACCCCGCCGTAGTCGACGAGCGGGTAAAAATACCCCGACGCCGGATAATACCCGGTCAGGGTCACGCCCGAAACGGAAATCCCGGTCGTCGGCTCCCATGACCCGGTTATGTTCGCCATCGTCCATTCGTGATCGTATGCCGAGAAATCGAGATCCTCGATCTTGCCGTTTCCGAGTGCATTAATGAACCCGCCCAATTCGCCGAATATGGCGCATTCGTACTCGATCTCCCCGCCATCGCGGACGATTTCGAGTAGCCGAATCACCCCCTTCATGATCTGGATCTTGTCAACGTACACGTAACAAGTCGCCGCCTTCGATGCGTTGAAATTATACCCCCGGTTGGCGGTATTTTCGTCGTATGCGTTTTGCGATCCGAACTCGAAAACGAAACCGAACAACTTGTTATTATTCGCCGTGCCGGGGAGTACGACCGTTTTTGAAAAGTTCGTTTCACGTGATGCGAACTCCTTAATGTCGTCGATTTGATATGTAAACTCGACGGATAGATCCTCCGTAAGATCCAACCGACGGCCTTCGATGTAAATTTCCGTCCTCATCGATATTGAGAATTTACCGGGCGTGAATAGTTGATATCCAACGTGAGGTTGAACATTTTATCGACCGTCCGGATACGTTCCGCCCAATTATTCGTGCCGACCGTGACAGGATAATAGTAGCCGGATTTTTCGAGGTACACCTCCGGCGACATGATCAGATCCCGCAGCCATGTGTGATCGGTTTCGGTGAGGAAATCGGAGGTAAGCCGGAATGTCACCCCTTGCGAAATGACATGATTAACGCGCCCAGCATACATTTTTTTGAACGAATCATACCGCGCAACCGTATCCGATACCACTTCCCATCCCGGACGTTGGTACGACTCCCGTGTGGCGGTTCGTTCCTCACGGTTGACGAGCCGGAATGTCATTGTGTCATAGCCGCCCAATGAATTAAGGAAATGGAGCGTTTCGACTTCGTATCGATTACACGCTAACTTGATCGTGAGGTAATCGCCCGTATTGATGCGGACGCGGTATTGTGTGGCCGTCGACGGGATGACCGTCGATCCGAAATATGTGTTAATCGCGCCCGGGGATACGTCGAATATTTGCAATGCGTTGGTGAAATTCCCCGTGCCGGATTGCTCGGATCCGCCATCGACGGTTACTTTCAACGCTTGCGATACGTCCGGGAATCCGTAGTTGAACCACGACGCGAAAAGTTTTTCGGTGTACCCGCAAGTCAATGCGGATCGATCGCGACCCGTGAGCCATTTCCCGATGAAAGTATCCAGATATGATGTCGACCAATCCCGGAAAATCGGGTTGTAGAAATTGAACGCCTCGTAATTCGCGGTCGTAAGGTTTGTGTAAAGGGTGCCGCCGTATTCCTCGCCGAACTTTATCGTGTACGCCACGAATATCCCATCCGTGGAGTGGCTAAACGCCGTTTGCGTTGTGTTGGGTTTGAAATACGTCGTCCAATAATTCCGGATAATGTTCCCGGCGTTGAACGTTCCGCAATCCTCATTCGGATCCGGAAATAATTTTATACGAGCAACAAGCGTCGTGGAAATGTAAACGTCGAAAACATACTTGAATCCGGTTTGTCCGGTATTGTTGGATGTCACAACGTGCCATAAGTCGTCGTGCATGGATGCCCGGTTTTCCGGTGATTGCACAATAGTAATTGCCATGCCATTAATTAGGCATTTTGAGCCGGATTGAACTTCCGGACGGCGACGCGTACATCAAAGGATGCAGCCTTCGCGACGGCTTGGGCGAATGTTTTTCCGAAATAAGCGTTAACCGCTTGATCGAAATATCCCGTGTAAGGCAATCCGCGCCGTTTTATGGCGAGGGCAATCGCGTAGGCAAAATCCCCTTGCGGATCTTGTTCGGCGGCGATATTGCGGCGTTTCTGCTGCAATCGCGACAAGTCCTCGCGTTGATCCTCATTCCTTGCCGCGATACCGTTCACGCGTAACCATCCTTTGATTTCCTCTACCATAACGGGCGGTGCGGAAAGTTTACGGAATTGGTACGGCGATGATGCGGGTTGGCCGGATCGGATACCACGTACCCCTTTATTGACGAAATCCCAATATTTCGCGGCGGGATCATTTTTATCGTATCCGATTTCGAGCGTGTAGGTTGACCCGGATTGAACCAGATCTCCGGCGGATACCCCGTCAGTCAATCCTCCCGTGGATACCTTGCCGAGCCGATCGAGGTTTTCTTGAACGGCGATAACAAACTCCCCGGCTAATTTTATGATGAGATCCGAAACGGCATTATTCGTCGGAGCGGATCCGGGATCGACGGGATCATCCGCGAGCGTGTCGAGGTATCCGCTCGTTAATAGTTCGTCTTGGACTTGTTTCAGGGATTTCGCCATGTCATTTCAGCGCGGCTTTTTCAAACTCCGCCTTCGCTTTTAAGTAGGCAACGGCGTTCAAATATTCCAATGTCGGAACTTCCCAAGCGTCGCTCAAAGGTATTCGGAGATATTCCGCGACGCGCTCGGTCGTATAATGCCATCCATAACGTGACATAAATCGTTCACGAACGCTTCCGCCTCCGCGACCGGGAGGTTCTGCCGTTTCATCAGTTCCCTCACCAAATAAACCCGGGAATTGTTTATCAACGTCAGATATACGTCGCAAAAAAAAAGAACGGATCCGAGTACGGCGGGAATCGGAGCATGGAGCATATCTTCGGCATATTCTGAATGACGGGATGCGTCGTACTTATCGTCGATCCACCCGAGTAACCAATGCCGCTTTTGAGGTATGACCATACACGCGGCGACCTTATGGAGTTCTTTGTGAACGTCTTGGCCGAATACCTTGGATTCGATATACCGTGCGGCGGGCATCATCGTCACATCGTAGACGCATCGATACCGCTTTCCGCGTACCTCTATGATGCGTTGCGCTTGCGGTTGTACGGCGGTATGTACGAATGCGATCTGCTTTCCGACCTCAACGATTTCAGCGGTGGATAATGAGTCAAGTTCATGCTCCGTGCGATCCATGATGATTGCCGCCGGACGAACGACATTATCGAGCCATGAGTTGCCGCGCTCGCCGAAGATGCTTTGGATTTGCTGCCATTGCCCGACGTTGCAATCGTTCCACGTGTAACATTTCATTGCTCCGGATTTGTTTTTACGATTGTAGTTAGCGCATCTTGAATCGCTTGGCTTTGCAAGAGTTTTTCGAGTTGCCTCGCTTGTTCAATGTATTGCTGCGTGACCCAATTCATTTTAATATTTTGCCCGTACGACAATTTACGAACAAGCCATTCAACCGCGCTTAATTCCATAGTTGTGAATTTACACAAAAGTATATTTCCCCGTCGTCCGTGACCGTTGGAATTTATGCCATGCCAAACCCAACCCCATAACGCAATCATCCGTGAACCCCGTGGGCGCGGCATAGCGTACCCCGTGCGCGGTGTATTGATATTCAAATACCTCGAGTTCCCGGGTGATTTGGCCCTCCGGGAATGATATGATCCGTTGTTGTATCGCCGTTACCAACCCGTCCATGAGTTGTTGTTTGCTCTGCGACGAAAACTTGTACCCCTCCACCGGACGACCGTCACGGGCGAGATCCTCGAATATTGGATCGCCGACACCCGTGGAATCGATCAACGTCGGAACGCGTGGGAGTGCGGAAATCGCTTGTTTTGTCTGCCTCCAATCCCGCTGAAATCGTTCATAATGACACACCCCGCCATTCGCATCGATTCCGATGATCACCGTCCAATCGACGGACTTCGCGAGATCCACCCCGAAACAAACGGGTGGTGCGGTGCTGATCGGATAGATACATTGACGGATGTAGGTTCCGCCAAAGGGATTCGCTGCATTGTCCATTGGATCGGCGAGGTACTCTTGCCGGAATACGTCCGCCGGGAGTTGATCCCGTGCCGCGTCGATTTCCATCCCGGAGATGTGCGGGTTATCGTAGGATGAATATTTGAACGACTGCCAGTCCGGATCGGATCCGTCGCCCTTCATGAAAAGGGAGTAAAAATAGTTTTTACCTCTGGGCGTGGAAAGGAATAACGCGTTCCCGGCGTAGTCCGTCAATGTCGGACGAATCGAGTTTTGCCAACCTTCTTCGAGGTTCGGGATGAAAGACGCCTCGTCGATGATCGCAGTATGGAACGATTGACCCCGGAGGCGATCGAGTTTTTCCCCGGTGAAAAATCGGATTTGCCCTCCGTTGAACTCGATCAACTTGTCCGACCCGTTCCGGTATATCGTCGGCGGTAATTCCTTCGCGAGTGCGTCAAAGAACACCCCGGCGAGTAAATAAGTCGGCGTGATATACGCCACTTTTTTACCCTCCCCGCATTTCATGAGCGCGATGATTTGCGCGATCAATGATTTCCCGAATCGCCGCCCGCACATGAGCACACGAAACCTTGCCGACGAATCGAGGACGGTTTGTTGCGCCGGGTGCGGTATGTTAGCAATCTGGATTTTCACCCGTTATCGTTTGCTTAATCTATCTTTCCGCCATTGCTCCATGGCCTCAAGCCGTTTAATATCGTTCTCTTGCTCTTTCATAACCATTTTGTCCCATTCTTCTTTTGGCGGAAAGTCGTCTATCTTATTCTCTTTCTCCCATTCGGCAATCAATATTTCGATGTAATGCTTTGCCTTCCGAAGGTCGTCGATGCCGCCTTTCAATCCGTACCGAGATACATACTTTATTATGTTCCCCTCGCAGAATCCAAGACCGTTGGCCATGATGTAGGTGATCGGCTGTATCTCCATGTCGTAATGTTCGGGCGTCATTATTCTTTCGTTTCGATTGTGATTTCCAATTGTTTACCTGAAATGAGTTGATCGATTATATCCTCCACGATCGCACGTTGATCAACCGGGAGTAGTGCCACCTTTTCGGATATGGCCGGGATGCTGAAATTATCCGAGTTCCACTCCTTGCGGATGCCATCGCGGACAAGATCGGGGAAATGTGGGCATGATAATAGATCATTCGCGATCCACTCCAATCGCTTGCAATATCCGCCGAACATCCTTTCCGCGAGTGATCCCGGACGTTCCCGGATGAAACTTTGCCAATGATCGTAAGCGCGGCGAATGGATTGAATGCCGGATACGATGTCGGATTCTCCTTTCATAGTGTGTAAAATTAAGCCGGAGGATTTCTCCCCCGGCGATTATATTAAATCCATCTTAAAAATACCTCTTTGGGTGCGCTGCTTTTTCCGATTTGCTTAAACTCGTACCATTTATTTGCAATGTAACTCTTTTGAAATTCGCAAAGTTGATCATCGATGATACATTGAACGTAGTTTGTTGATTTTACCAGAACCTCTTTTGTTTTTACGATTTCGATGATCTGATCGGCGGTAGTGTTAAGCGTTGTCATTTTAGTGTGTTTTCGTTTGATTGATATATCAAAGATAACACATCTTCAACACAACTTCCAAATTTATTTTTCAGTTTCGGCAAATTATTTTCCGAGCGTAATCACTATCTTTTCCTCCGACTTCACATCGATTGATTCTCGTGGTTTCCCGTACACGCGCGTTAATAGCGTTTCGATCGAATATAGCGACCCCTTTTCGATACTCTTCCGGATTGCCGCTGCGATTGTCTTTTCGAGGACGGTCGCCTTCGGATTCTTCCACACCTCGCCGAGTTCCTCGATCGTCATGGATAGCATGACTTGAATGGCGTCATTCACCTCCGCGAGGCGGTATCCTTGCGCACGGAGTTCCGAAACGAACTTGCGCGGCCTTCCGTTCGGGTTCATCGTTTCTCCCTTCGCTGGTCTTGTGAGCGTCCCTCCGTGCGATTGTTTCACTTGTCTTGCCATCCCGATGATTCCCCGATGTTTTAAATTACCTCCCCGTTCCGCTTGATCACCAATGCCGGATCGAGTTTCCGCATCCGATCGACGATTACTTGGCAATATTTCGGATCAAGTTCCATGCCGTAACATTTGCGGCCGAGTTGATGCGCGGCGACCATTGTCGAGCCGGATCCGAGGAAAAGATCAAGTATAATTTGATTGCTTTTACTGCTGTTTTTTATTGCGCGTTCCGGTAGTGCTATTGGTTTTTGTGTTGGATGATGCTCATTTTTTTGATCCTTTTTTAATTCCCAAACCGTCTTTTCGTCTGTCGCTCCGAACCATTGCGGCGAGCATCTTGATTTATGCGCATATATGCATGGTTCATGATTTGGAATATATTGCGACATAAAAGCTCCAAGTCCGCTCTTGATTTTATACCAACATATAACCGCCCTAACATCTAAATCTAATTTCGCAAAAGATGTAAATGTTTCAACCTCCTTTTTGTTTGCGTACCATATATAAAATGCAGAATGATCATGAGTATAGGCAATTGCCAATGAAAGACTTTCATAGAACAAATTTGTTATATCATCGCCCTTCAGGGTGTCATTTTCGATTCCTTTTCTTTTTTTCTTGTTGTGCCCACCTTCGTAACTAACTCCATACGGCGGATCCGTGAACACCATGTCGGCCTTGTCCCCATTCATCAACCGCGCCACATCATCCGCGTTTGTGCTATCCCCGCATAACAATCGATGGCCACCGATCTCAAACATATCCCCCGGCACGATGTCCGTCGTGATTGTTTCCGGTACTTCGTAATCATCTTCCTCCGCTTCGGGTTCAACCTTAAAATCCGGCACATCCAATCCCCACTCATCCAACTTTTCCGCCTCCCAATTATTCGCGAGTTCCTCCCAGTCCCAATCGCCCGTATTTGCGTTTAATCGAATATTTAATTCCCGCTCATCTTCCGGACTTAAATCAACTATTACGCACTCGACTTCTTTGTAACCAATTTTTTTCAATTCACGTACTCGGAAATGACCTCCGACAATATACCCCGTTTGCTTATTGAAAATGATCGGTTCAACCACTCCAAATTTTTCAAGACTTGCTTTTAATTGCTTTTCTTGCTTTTCCGTGCTTTGCCTTGGATTGTATGGCGCGGGAATTAAGTCGGATAGTTTTTTCTTTTCTATTATCACGAGTATCTATTTGAAATGTTCAATTCATGTAATTTTTTATTGTACGCTTCTTTTGCTTTGTGTTTTTCTTCATAGAATCCTAAATGGTACCATTTTTTGTTATGTTGCAAATATGATCTCCATTTGTTTTCTTTTTTTGCCCAACAAACCCCAACCTCGTAACCAGACCTCTTTCTTCTATGAGATTGGTTTTCCATTTGACTAACATATTCTAAATTATTTAATGCGTTATTCAAAATGTTTCCGTCTTTGTGATTGACTTGCATATCGCTTTTGCCAAGAAAAGCCCATGCAATCAATCTATGTTTACGGAAATAAATGTTCTTTTTTTCGTCACTCACCAATGTTATTTTCAAATAACCATCTTTGTCCTTCGCTCCTTTAATTTCTCTTTTGCCTTTTTTGTCAAGTGCGAATACTTTACCGCAATCACTAAATGTGTATTTACTGAACCCGTCTATTTGTTTTTCCATGTTACAAATATACATACTATCCCCCAATAAAACTAAATCGTCCGGGGATTGTTCGGGTTCGCTTTGACCTCCGATATTTTGACCTCTTGAATTTTCATCGTCTGCGTAATATTCGGTTATGAACTACGGATCCGATATACTCCCAATCATCGTTCTGCGTGAACGGAGGGAATACCTCATCGACCGCTTTCGATACGGATTCTATCCCCCGGAAATATCCGTCTGGCATATCCAGTCGATTATTGCAATCGTCGATGACCAGATACCCGCCCGGTTTGACCAATGGCGCGTAATGCTCAATGTCGGATTTCACCACATCGTAAGCGTGTCCGCCGTCGATGTAAAGGATATTAAATTCGGGTTTACTTCGCGTTAATTCAATAATCCTCGGCTCCGTCGATGAACCTTTTAATAAAACAAAATGTTCATGTATTTTGAATTGTTCGTGCAGTTGCATGATGTCGGATAGGTAGTCGCTTTCCCAATGTCCATCGCTTGAATCAAGCGGCGTTATACCGTACCTTTCGACAAACTTCCCGGATCTTGTCGCCAAATATTCCACGATTGCGAGGATCTGGCCTCGAAATACTCCTATCTCTAAAAACGTGAAATCCTCCGGCATCTCATCGACGATCCGTTTCCACATCCATAAGAAACACCGTTCGCCGAATCCGAAGGCGTTGGCCTCGATCCAATCACGGTAAGATTTCAGGAACGGATCGGCGTTCACCTTCGCGGTGTAATCGGCGACGATCTCCGCCATCGGTCGTTTTAGTTCCTCGATCATAAGCGTTCGTAAAATTTAGTCATGTCGGTTCTTCCGTTCCCGTGTATAAATAGCGGCATCGTACCCGTTACATTGTTTTGCAGTCGATCGTAAACGAATGAGAAATCTCCCTCCTCCTCGAATGCGATGGATTGAAAGTTCACGCAATTCGAATCTATTCCAACGCCTTGCCCGCAAGCGCGATCCGTGTACCAAATTTGATCATTGTCGGCGTCCTTCCACGGGAATAGATCGACAAGTTGCAAAAACGTTTTTGAGTTCCCGTATATCTGTCCGGAGTTGGGATACCTCCACGGCGTACCGTACTCAAAGAAATGCGCCTTTTCGGGATGCGGGAAACATTGCTTTTCGCCGGAGATAATTACCCCGCTATCCGTCAACTTAACGAAATCACGCGGCGGAGCGATGCAGTACGTGTCGAAGGCGTCCATGAGGATAAATTCCTTATCGCCGCTTTGCCGGAGATACTTTGCGAGTTCGCTGATCTTGTACCCAAGTCCCCGGAACGGTTCGACGATCTCGACGTAATCCCAACCGTGACGGCGTAAGGATTCCGTAAGTTTAAGTTGTCCGGGGTGATTCGGGTTGTCGCTGATTATGATAACTTTCATGCGTTGAACGGGTTGTAATAAATTGGACGGGATCCGTTGCGGTACTCCCGAGAAATCCGGATCACCTCTTGCGTGACCTCGGACGAATGATCCTCTTTCCACTTTTGGTATGGGGTATCACCCGGATCTATGTGATCGATTTCGATGTGCGGGAGGAACACCGACCAATATCCCGCGGTCGCGGCACGATGTGCTGCGAGTACGTCATCGTACCCGTAAAGCGAAGGTTGATATAAATACCCGATCTTGTCGAGGAATGCGGAGTTATACATTTGGCACGTACCCATGACATGAAAAACGCGCTCTCCAACTATCCACCTTTCCCCGGCTTTGTGCGGTAGCATGAATAGCGTGGAGCGTAAATCCGGTTGCTCATGTTCTGGGTGTTCCCAACAATCCTTACGTTTCAGTCCGCATATCCCAATTTTCGGTTCGCGTTCGATGGCATCACGCAGTTGATCAATCCATTTTAGATCGTGGATGAATACGTCGTTATCCATCTTCACGCAATGTTGGCCGGGTTGGCGATACCTCCATGCCTTGTTAATTGCCTCCGCCGTTCCTATGTTCTTTTCGTTCGTGATCAGGACAACGCGGGGATGATCGGATGCCTCGCGGAGATATTGGCGCGTTTTGCTGCAAGTCGAGGCGTTATCGATTATGTAAAGTTCATGGATGCATCCGGTACGATCAATCGACTGCAATACCTGATCGATGCAGCGCATTGTAAATTCTGCCCGTTTATTCTCCGGCGAATCATGGACGGCCATGCCGATTAAAACTGATTTCATTTGATTAGGGTTTGATAAAGTTCTTTCCGAGTGACGTTCCATTTTTTGAGGTCGTGATTCTCCCGGCACCACTCGCCGTTGGCCTCGCCCATATCGAATCGATATTGCGCATCCTTTGCGAGATTCCGGAATGTATGGTACCAATCTTGTTGGCGGTCGATCTTCAAGGCGTGCGGACAATCATCGTATGGCGGAACGTTGGACACGATGATCGGGATATTTTTCACTCCGGCCTCCAATACTTTTATATTGGATTTGCACGAATTGAAAAGCGACGGAACCAATGGCGCTACCGCAATGTCCGCTTCCGCATAAAACGCCATGTATTGGTCGGGCGGGAGTGGTGCGCGGACGTATCCCTCCATGCTGAACCCGCAAAGGTAGTCAGAAATCATGCGATGCCATATCGGAGTTACTCGCGGATTTGAATCGTCATACCCGGCCATGATCATAAACAACCGATCCCGTAGCCACGTATCTGACGCGATGCGCTTTATGGGATTTTGCAATAGTGCGACATCACGTTCGTGGGTGATCCCTCCGGCATATAATACTCGGAGCCGTTTCGTATCCTCGAAGATTCCGTCCTTATGAATCCCGGCCACCTTCTGCATCGTGAACTGATCCTCGCCATACGGCAAGGCGTTGGGGAGTATCTCGCAATTCGGATTGTGCAGCAACACCGCACGGCGGAGGCGTTCGTGTGTGACGGTGACCAGATCGGCGGCCTCGATGTGATCGACAACGACGGCGGAAGGGAACCCGGCGGCGAGGATATGCCACGGATCCAATTTCCAATAATCGTCGATGTCGACGATCATTTTGAAACCATACTTTGCCCGTAGGTCGAGTAACGTTTGCAATTCAACTCCCGGGATGTAACGGTTGAACATTACGATGTCAAAGCCGCGTTCGAGTACCTCATCATTGATGAAATCCGTGAATAGGACATACACCCCCGGCATCTTTGAAAGCGGTAACATGACGCGGTGGTAACCGACGCCGGACATTGGTTGAGTGACGGCAAGGATCCTCATTTCTTCTTTTTAGGGCGACCCGCTTTTTTCTTGATCGGCGCATCTATTACCGTATCGCCGCGCTGCACGGTGATGGTATCGAGATCGTCCGGGAAAACGAATTGTGCGGCCACGTTTGCCGCTCCGGCTTGAAGTGATAACATTTCCTCATCCCGAATGCCATCATACCACGCGCCCAACTTTGTGACCATATCGATCACGCATTCGCTGCACCACGGAGTCAGGACATACCCGGGTTGAACGTACTTCACAAATATCGCGTTGAAACGATCCATTACCCACGGCGAAAATCCGTGAAGGAATTTCATTTTAGCTTGCTCAAAATATACTTTGTGCGCGTCGAGGAAACCTCGATCATCTTGCGTCAAAATCATGATTGCGGTTTTTAAGATTGTTCATCATGTTGTTGAATAACCACGCCACCACGGGAGATCCGAAAACGATGGCGACCGCTTCGGATACCCAATCGGGCGTGAAATATAGGGCGGCGGATATGTACACGGGCAAACAAACAACGCAACCGAATGGACGGGCGGGGAGTTTCCATTTTTGAGGTAGTCCAGAAAGCGTGGCGAACCAAAACGTAAATAATGCGGAGGCAACTATTGTCATCATTTGCCGAAGGTTTCGTTGTAGTATTGTTGTACTATATCATCATGATCGGTTTCTAAACGCATAGGTTCTTCAGTTGAAATCTTGCTCATCCAATGCAACAGACCAATCAACTGCCATAACTCCATTTGCTTTGCTTGTTGATACGCATCGAACGCGTATTTCGTCGATGTCCATTCAACCGGAATTTGCTCAAATAACCAATCGACTGCTGTTTGCTCTGCCATGTGTTTCGTTTTATGTGTTTCGTGTTAAAATGATTCGCAGATCCGACATTCTCCGAAATGCCGGACGATTCTTTATCGCCTCGGATATCCCATCTTGCATCGCCTCGAGTTCATCGCACACCTCGTCCGTGTTGGCGTCCCGTCCGACGGCGATTTCCACCGTGAGCCGGGCGCGAATGATGCGCGTCGGTTTCTCGCCTTGTTTTATATCCTTTGCCAATGTTCGTTTCGTTTTTTTGATCGTCTTAAAAAGTGATCGGTAAGGGATCCCGGTTTCGCGTGAAATCTTTGCCACGTTCCGTCCGTTCTCGGAGTATATCTCGATTAGTTTACGTTCGTACCAATGCAACCCGGAAAGATGCCCTTCGATCGATTTCTCCGCCCCTTCCGCGCCCTCATCCGGTATTCGCTCACCAATATCCCCCAATTCCTCAAACCCCCGCCGGAATCGATTGTAAAATGTCGATCGATCCGACTTGATCATGTTTAGCATCGTTCGAACGATGTAGTACCTTAACCATCCTTCCCGGTGGCGTTGGATCAGCAACGCCTCATCCATTTCAGCCAACACCAAAAAAATCTCTTGTCGCAGATCGTCGCGGAGTTCCGGCGGATCCATTTTACCAATCGCGGCGGAAATATCCGGATCGGCATACATCATCCGGAGTATTTCATCCCGTGACGCCACGGTAATCCTCCCATTTTTGGACGTTCGGTTGCCCGTCTAATTCCCGCACTATATACACCCGGCATTCCCGTGCCGCCGCTCCATTCATGAAATCGACTTGATCTTGCGATAACCGATCGCCCGTCGTCTTGATCTCCGCATAAACCGCCCGACCTTCGAGATCGTGTCCGATGATGTCCGGAACTCCTTTCATCCCGATGAACTTACGACCGCGTGTTGCGTGGTTATTTTGACGCCAGACCGTGCATCCCCAAGCGTTCAACACCCGGAGCGCGTACGTAGTCAGTTCACCCGCCGTCAGGTGACGCGGCGCAAAGTTGGTCGACGAGGTAGATGATTTTCGCGGCTTTGATTCGACGCTCATGTTCTTCGGTGTATTTTTTCGCCTCGTCCCAAA